AGACGAGTGCACCGGATGCCCGCTCGATCGCTCTATAAAATGCTTATATTTTATAGTTAAAGAGGCTTTATATGAAGATAACAAGAAGACAATTAAGTCGATTAATAATAGAGGCAATCATCTATGAATCTGATGGCTTTGGAAGCCTAGGTAGCCACGTTTTTCCCGCTGAAAAAAGATCTGCTGATCCTTTTGGTGACACTCCTGAAGCTAATACACGAATAGAAGACAGGCTTCTATCAGCAATTGTTGCACACATCGATGCCAATCAGCCGATATCTAGAAGCATGACAGACTTAATTAAAAGCTTAATTGATTTGGGAAGTTATCCTGATATATTTAAGTATTATTCTGGTGGCGATGTTTATCGAGGAATGAATATTCCTTATGATGTATATACATCACTTTTTGGAGACCTTCCTAAAAAAAGCAAGTGGTTTAACGCACCTATTGACTGGCTAAAAAAACGATCAGAGAAAACAGGGGTTAACTTGCCATTCAGTCCAACATCTAGGCCTGGATATAGAGAATCTTTAGACAGCTCTGCAGGTTCATTTGCTTCTTCTTGGACAACTGATCTAGATCGTGCTGTTAGATTTTCAAAAATGCCATCTGGCAATTCTGCTTCAGGAGATATCTTTGGTGACTACGACGGTATTAGCGTTGTTTTAGTTGCTGATAGTAGTTCAAATACTTTTATTGACATGTCACCCTGGTATGAAATATATGGGTTTACTGATGGGTTTACACATGAGGCTGAAGTCATTGGCGTGGGTGATATATATCTTAAAAGTTTATATGTATACCGGTAAAAATTATAATTTCTAGATAGTTATATATCATATATTGGAGATGTAATGAAGATTACCCGTAGACAATTACGCCGACTTATCTTGCAAGAAGTTCAAATCAAACCGGATGTTGCAGCAGATAACCCGGCAGTATTTCTCGAGCACATAATTAAACCTGACGCTAGTACTAGTGGGATTCCTCCAAAGTACCTAGACAAGATCCATAAACTAATTGACTCTGGGGATCCGGAAATGTTTAACATGGCGGTATCGCTTATCGATGGTCTCGGCGGGGATTCTAGTTATGCTTACGGCTACAGAGATTATGATAAAGTCGGAGACTTAGAAAAACTAGGAAATAAGGCTAGTGATATTCTTCATGATCTAAGTTCGGGTACAGATACTCCTGAGATGTATGATGATGTTTACGGCCCTGAGGGAACGAATATCCAAGCTGATTCGATCATTTCTGATCGGGCTGATGCATTTGATGACCCAGCCGCGTGGGTGGACGCATACTCCACTCATAGTGAAAGATATCAATCAGTTAAAAATAGACCTCGACCTAAGAGTTGGTAATAATAAAAATTTTGTAATCTTTGTAGTAGCAGTATATAATATAAATGTATAGGAAATAGCGGTTGCCATAGACCAAAGTGGCCATAAAGAAAAAACCAATACGACTTATACACAAGTATTGAGGTAAAACTTAGAACCGAACGGGAAAACCTAGGTCCTTTTGGAAGCCCCACGGGGTAAAAAGTGCACCGTCCTACGGGACACAGCAGGCTAATGGGTGGACGTGAAGCTTCGGACAATTCGTAAGTGATATCGCAGTATTACAGGTTGTGCGCTAAATTTTAGAAAGTAGCGCATAACAAAGACAGCCTAGCGCAGTCTGATAAAATTAATGATAATGATAACTTAATTTTCGTAATACTCGAAACATTCACATACTGGAGTGTCCTATGACATCTATTAATACACAGGGACAAGTGTCCCTTCCCGTCGCCCTTAACTGGCATTTTGAACCTCGTTGCAACTATCGATGCAAATTTTGCTTCGCACACTTCGCGGACATAGAAGAAAAATCCGATTACCCGATCGATCGCCTTTATGCCGATCTCTTCACACGTGGTGTCAGAAAGATCACCTTTGTAGGCGGAGAGCCTATGCTAGATCGCCGTATTGATCACAGAATCACACTTGCCGCGGAGATGGGTTTTACCACATGTTTGGTCACAAATGGCACCCGTGTCTCACCTCGTTGGTTGGAGAAGATGCGTGGCCACTTACACTGGATAGGCTTTTCTATTGACGCCTCATCTGATGAATTACATGCACTTATTGGCCGCGGCCGAGCAGGTGAAATCAAGGCGGGTTACAGCAAGCATCTCGAGAGATCCCTAGTCAGTTGGCGTGCAGCGCAAGAGATGGGTTACAATCTTAAACTTAACACAGTTGTGTGTTATCATAACAAAGACGATGACATGTCTGAGCTGATCAGTCAATTACAACCTCATCGCTGGAAAGTCTTTCAAGCGCTACCCATCAAAGGAGAGAACGACCATATATGGGATGAACTCGAGATCACGAGCGAAGAATTCCAAGCATGGGTCGATCGCCACCAACACCTGTCGCCCGTTGTTGAGTCGAATGAGATGATGACAGGCAGCTACTGCATGCTCGACGGCAAGCTTCGCTTCTATAACAACGTGGGTGGTGAGTTCAAGCGCAGTGCACCCATACCCGATGTAGGCATGGACAGGGCCTGGAAAGAAATATCGTCATTATTCAGCGATGACACATTCCAGCATCGTGGTGGCGTGTGGTCTTGGGAGGTGTCAAAATGAGTTGCACTAACTTGAAAACCGGTCGCCGCAAGTCTAGTTTCACTTCTGAGTCAGACGCATTGCGCTGTGCACGTGATATCCGCAAAAAAGGTAGAAATCTAGTACCTTACAAATGCAATCACTGTCCGTCATGGCATTTGCGTTCAAAAAAAAATGCCAAGCATTACACTGTGTGCAATTGCCGGGATCGCAAGGGTAATCTAAAGCGAGCTTATATCGATCTGGGTAAGGTCATAGATGTGCGTGACATGATAAACAGCAAAGGGCAAGGTAAGGTAAAGATATACCGGTGTCCTGAGTTTGCTAATCATGAAGTATGGCATTTGGCAGGCAAAAGAAACATGTTGAGGTGAGAAGGTAGTGTGGGAGTCGAGGAAGGCCCGAAGGGCTTACTCGGCGATCATAGAGTAAAGCTCGCGCCGGGAGAAACTCCGAGTTTTTATTTTCTTAGTTTTTTAAATTTAGCAAGATAATTAATATTTATAGTCATTAAAGGATAAATATTAATGAAAATTACTAAAGTGCAATTGCTGAGGCTAATTAAAAACAGTATTTTTGAAAGTCGAAATAATACCCGGCATAACATATTTGAAGTGTCTTTAAAAAGAAAAGTAAGATCTTACACTCTTGACGATTATAAGGACGAAGATTTTAAAAATAATATCTTAGAGTATATTGACTCTGGACTGTCACCATCATATGAAAGAGTTTTTAGCGAATGGAGAGATAAAGTTTTAGGAACTTTTTCAGAAGCAGACACAGAACGTTTTATAGGCAATCTTCGAGAATGGACACGTGGCGGGATTGAGGCTACTTTTACTGATTGGTCTATGCAAGATATTATAGCAGCATTTTTTAAAGATGTTGGTCCAGGCACATATTTTCGACCTAACAATGAATCTACATTTATGTATAATATTTTTGGTGACAACTGGAGAGCTGACATGTCAGAGTATGTATGGGATGCTGACTGGATGGGTAAACCTTTTAAAGAAGCTTTTATTAACGGGGATACATATCATTTCAATCTTTATAAAGATCCTTCAAGACTTTCTAGATCTACTCCTAACCTTCATAATCTTACCGGTTTTGTATTGAAATTTGTTATTTTCGAACTCTTAGAACATAAAATAGATCACCTAGCAAGAGAGCAAAGACTGTTATCGATGCGCCCAGAACAACGAGAAGCTGTTAAGAAAGTTAAAAATCTAAAAACAACCTTTATGAAATATTTTCAACCCTATAAAAACGAATGGGATTTTTATCACTTTCTTGGTGCTTTTGTTAACGACAGTGAACAATTAGGCCCACTTGAAAAATTAAAAAGAATGATGGCATCATACATAAATGCGTCGTCACGGGATGAGATAGCCGCAATTGCAATACCTAGAAATCAATCGAGTCTAGATGGGTGGAACACCCTTCACCAAACATCGCCGATTGGGTTTAGGTTGTCAGGAGTTGTAACGTCAATGTACCACGGTGATGTATATTCAACTGTTTTTTCTCAAGTAGATGTTCCTCCCGTGGGAGGAGTTAGAAAAAGCAGTGGTTTTAATAGACACCCAGGAGAGTCAGCTCATCACAATCCGGAACCGGAGTGGATGTTATCACATGGTCTTAAAAAAATCCTTAATCCTCAAACTATTGAAGCACTTGGAAGCAGGCCTGATGGTTTTAATTGGAGACAAATAGGAGAAAACTACATTGAGTCTTTTGTCGACAATTGGAGCATAAGCGCAATAGTTTTAAACTTAGACGTATTTGCTGAACAATTTGCTGAGCATTTGGATATGACTTACAGTTACGAAGACAATGCTGAACAATTACAATATGATGAAATTGATGACTGTGTTACGTTTTTTATAGAATTGTCTGACTCAGGTTTTAGCATATATGCTGCACCTGATATTAAAACACCTTTGAGTAATAGTGCATTAGCTCAAATGGGTAATTTAATAGAAACAAAACTCAAAAGTTTTTAAAATAAAAATAGGAAAGATAATATTATAAATTAAAAATGCAATGTGATCAAAACTTTAATATATATACATGCTGATGCATCATTTTTATTAGGAGAAAAGAAAATGAAAAAAATATCAAGGTATGAAATAAGAAATTTAATCAATGAAGCCATACTGAATGAAGATAGTGAGGCTAACCTTTTAGATAAAGCAAAATATCGAGTTAGAGGAGCAGTTGATAAAATTAAAGATAGAATTAATCCCGTCGACGGTAGGCATGGAGATCATTTAATTGATGATGAAGACATGATCGAGGAAACAAGAGAAGAATACGTTAAACGTATTTTAATGGAATATGATTATAGATTAGGCACAGAAGGAAAAATTATTGCAACTTCTAGTCCAGCTTCAGGAAACAATCAAACATTCGTATACAGGGTTGTTGATGATGGTAATATGCAATTGTACGTTAGAAAGCAAGGATCTGGCGATTTTGCAAAATTAGACTTTGCATTAACCAGCGGGGTTTTTGGACGTGGTTTAGGTAAATCGCGAGAAGACGAAGCAATTATAACTAAATTTATCTTAGATATGTTTAGAAAATTAGGTGGTACACCAGCTTCTTCTATTGATCAGACAGCAGACCAAGATGTTGCATTAAACGAATCTCTTTCTAGAGGTAATTTATATCGACGCAGATATCACGGAAGATATTAAAGGGATAAATGAAAATTAGTGAAGAAAAGTTAAGGATTCTCATTAGAGAGTCAATTAGGCAAAACTTAATAGAAGAAGGTTTTTTTGATGATGCAAAAGAGTGGATCGGAAACAAATTTTCTTCACTGTCTGATTTTTTCTCAGAGTTTTTTTCAAATTATAGTAAAGAATTAAGTAAAATGTCATCAGACATTATTGAAGATCTTAAAAAATCTTCCTCGGTATATATAAAAGAAATGATTAAGTCTGAAGGTGACCAACAGACTATTTCAAGTCTAATACAATATTTTGCTACACAGGAAGATATTAAAGACTTTCTTAAAGAATATGCCAAAAAACCAGAATCGATTGACAAGCTGTTTTCTTATTTAAGTAAAAAAGGTGTTAATATAGAATCATTGTGTGCCAAGGTTGCAGGAAAACTTATTGAGAGCGGAATACTTGAAATTGACATGTCAAATAGTGCTTCACCTGTCTATATTACAGACAAAAAGTCTGCCCCTAAAATAATAAGTAATGCTTTATTAGGCTCGATGGAAGAACTAGATGCTAAATTCGGTATAGACTTTTTTAATATCAAAAATAAAAAAGCTAAAAAAATAAAAATAGGGGCTAACATTGAAAAAGTAGGCACAAAATCTGTTCTTAAAATGAAACTTAAAAAGATGTTCAAGGATAGTTAGGCTTCATTATTCCGCTTTCTGAATGTGTCAACCCTAATGCATGCCCTAGTTCGTGTTTAATTGTTAAATTATTATATTCAACAATATTATTGCTTAATCGTATGACAGCTCCATCGATAATTTTTAAATCCGGATTATCCGGATAAAAATAAAAGAAAGTGTCTGTCTCTGCATAGTGATCTAGATTAATTGTATTGTCTCTCTTTATAAGTATTGAGTGTTTTTCTTTGTATGGTATATTACAATTGATAAAATTAAATTGATTAATTTTGATTGTTTCTGATTTTTCATTCCAATAATCAACAGCATCTTTAACTTGTGCGTAAGTTATGTTAGCATCATTACATACTTTAATAGAAGGTTTTGATTCCCAAACATATCTATCCTTGATATTTGATGCTTGGCTAGTAATCATTAATAAAGTTAGTATTAAATTCATTGTTAACTCCTGTTATAATTATATTATAACACACTATACAAAGGTATTACATTTTGCTAAAACAATTTAAAAACTATAAAAAAACTTGGACAACAATCAAAGGTAAAAAAATTAACTTATGGATTGCAGATACTTACCAAAAAAAGAGACAAGGACTGTCAAATGTTAAAAAATTACCACGTGACTGGGGAATGTTATTTGTCTATACTGAGGATGTTGATCATGGTTATACAATGAAAGATACTAAAATACCATTAACCATTATATTTTTAGATAAAAACATGAAAGTAATCGAATCTTTTTTTGCAAAGCCCGGGCAAATAAGTATTAAACCCAGTTCTCCTTATAGATATGTTATTGAAATTTAACAAGATATAACTAGATGCTATTAATAATTACTAGTATCGATAGGTGGTAAATTATGAAAATTAGTGAAGCATGGATCCGTCATCAAATTAAATTATCTATTAGAAACAATCTAAATGAAGGAATTCTCTCAACAATAGGCGCAGGAATTGATGCAATTGCACCAGATTGGTTAGTCAAAAAACCTCTCAAAGGATTACTATTTAGAAGAGTTAGTAAAAAGCTAGGATTTAATCCTAATTCTACAATAGGAATGTTTGTACAAAGTGTTTTGGAAGATATTAACTTTGAAACAGCAGCAAAAATATATTCTGGAGAAATTGAGTGTGAAGAGTTAACACCAGTTGTCGCAAAAGTAGCGTCAGATACAATTACTAAAATAGGCGTAAAGAAATTGTTAATGTACATACTTCAGCATTATGACGTACAAGAATTGGCCAACTCAATTATATCATTTGGTGGTAGTGGTAATAAAAAAGATGAAATATTTAATTTTCAAAGTGTAGTACCGTCCAAAACAGAGCTTATAACAAGCAATCAAGCAAACCAAATACTCAATAGTCTAATTGGTAGTTACGGTACTTCTTTGGTAGAAAAATTAGTTTTTAATTTAGTAGAAGAGCATATTGTTCCTAAGCTAGTTGATATTGCATGTAATATGGACAAAGAAGACATTCAAAAACTTGACAAAGATATTGGCATAGGACCCAGTAATGAATTTGCTGACAATGTTAAAAGCTTAAGTGATGGCGACACAACTGATCAGCTTTTAAAAATAGGGCAAAGCTTTATATAAAAAACTCAAAACAAAGGAGACAAACAAGTGTTAAGTATTAAAGAGGTCAGATCGATCATTAGAAAAAGAATTATAGAGTCTATGATTTTAGAGTCACATACTTTTTCTAGAGGAAATTTTGCTAAAATGAGAGGTATTGATGGTCAAAAACTTCTTAAGAAAGATGATAGCACAGGACAGATTGTTGATGCTTATTTTATTCCTAAGGGGTGGCCTGACGATTCTAGTAAAAAGCCTATGAAACAAAACCGGTCTAACAGGGTTTACGAAACCTTAACAGACCAGAATGAATTAGATCAACTAAAACTAGAATTAGGCGGAGTTGATAATCAAGAATTAAATGATGCAATATCTAACATTTCTAATATGTCAAGTGAAATGACAAATTTATTAGCAATGTCTGCCGAAGACATCATGACATTATGTTTCAAAAGTGATACAAACGAAATAAATAAAATTGCAAAAATATTGATCTCAGATGAAAAAATATTCAGGCCAGTAAACGCTATTTTTAAAAGAAAAAAAGGTGACAGTTTTAAGCCTGTCGGTTTTATCTTTAAAGGTAACGATAAAAATATTGACCGAAGCACACACGATCATGCTGAATTAATTAAAACAGAATTTAATAGTAAAGTATCCAATGCGTTCATGTCAATGTTTAGTAAAGGAGCAATTGATACTTTCGTAAATTTATTGAAAAAAGCAAAAGATGCTGGTTATACATACTGGGATTTCGCTGAATTGAGTCGTATGCTAGCAATACATGGATTAGGACCGTCTAAAGGGAAAAACCTATATGACGCCATCAATATGATTAATCGGTCAGGTTTGCGAAGTAATATCAATACATTACCTAGCTATTTTAACAATCAATTATCTTTTCTTGTAGGTAATGCTATTAATGAAATTCCACTCTTTAACTATGTAAAAAAAGACGGCACTAGAATTCCAGTTTACGTCGGCGACTATGAAGAAAAAAGACAAGCGCTAGCTGATGCATTAACGCAAATCATGAATCCTTCTGATCCGGATGATCCGGATAGTTCTAGTCAACCGGTTAGAGGGTCGACTACCCAGGCACAGTCACAGTCACAGTCACAGTCACAGTCTTCATCCGGGGTGAGAATGGCTAGATCTGGGTCTAGTAGAGGAGATGGTGTAAGAGGCATTAAAATGAAAACAGAAGCACGTAGCGGCGAAAGCATCAACACTTTAGACGACTTAGGTTTTAAAGCTGGAACTGATAGAGAGCTTCAAGTTGCCATTAGTGACCTGGTCAAAAATGAAAGAAAATTTAAAGGAACAGGAATTATTAACTTAGAAGTACTTCTAAACAAACGAGGAAAATTTTCAGGTGTAAAGTTTAGAAAAGGTCAAAATAAATTCGCTGCAAGGCAAATAGAAATGCTTAAGTCTAAAATTAAAGAGTTTTTAAGAAATGCCCAATATGCACCCATTAATGACCCGGGCAGTGGTACAGCTACTCCAACGGACTCAGAACAGTGGTATGGATATTCCAAAGATAAACTATTACCTCGTGGAAAGAATTATAGAAGAGGGGCAAAGTTTTACATTAATCTAGAAATATATTAATATTTTTTTGATTCATATATCGCTTTATTTTCAGGCTTTTGTTTAGAAAAAAGTTTTATTAATTCGCCTGCTTTTGCATTGGCTTGATCTTCGTGAAAGCCTCCAGCGTCTCTAATTGGTCCTCTAATTATTCCGATCTGATCTTGCATCATATGCGTCATTTCGTGTGCAACAGATCTCATCACGTCAGCCAAAGCCCTATTTTTACAATAGATCTTGCAGCAATTGTTTCCCACTTCATAAAGTGCTGTTGTACTAATACCATGAGGTTCACGAGAATTAACGAGGTGAACTTCAAAATCACCTTCTATTGGTAAACTATCTGCACAAAACAAAATGAATTCTCCAGCCAACCGCAACTGCTCTGGTCCATAATGTAAGTCTCTGTCAACGTAAAGATTCATATATCACCTTTTTATTTAATATATATCAATAATATTATCAACTGATATTAGAAAATTGTTAATTTCTCTTTGGCCCGGGCCCATTCCCACATTCTCAAAATCGACAGCAGCTGCAACTAAAATTGATATTAGTTCTCCCTTCTCATTATACACAGCAGACCCACTGCTTCCAAATGTTGACGGGATTGTGTAAATGCACATGACGTCTTCACAGCCTCCAAAATGACCGTCAAAAACTAGTTTTGTGTGTGCTGATGCTATACCACTAGGAGCTGCCACATTTACGACAGGATCACCGATAGCAGGCATGCGATTAGCTATTTTTATTTTTTTAAATAATTCATTTTGTTTTTTAAGTGCTTGTAAAAGACAAAGATCATTCTCTTGATCTTCTAAGATTATACTGGCAACTCTGTTTGATGGTCCGATATAAGCACGAATTACTTTTTCACCTAAGCTTGATAAATACAGAGAGTTTTCCGGGGTACAAAAATGACTAGCTGTCAATATAAATATATGAGATCGTGTTGATGAAATGACAACACCCGATGCTGAGGATTCTGTTGTGGTGATTTCATCGCAAGTACCTGCTTCAGCATCATCGTCTTCACAAAATACCAAGTGTCTTTCTGTCGTTAGAAAAACAAAATTATTTATTTCATGATCTAACTCAGAATTTACTTTCAACATTTGATTGGCCGGTTTAACAATCTTTGGTGTGCAGCTATAAAAGTAGTAGCAGCTAGCTAAGAAGAAACATAAAAACGACATAATTAGACTCCTTGGTGTGTTATTGATTAGGTTAACAATCATATTTACCTCATATAACTTAAGTATTACGAAAAAGTGCAACATAAAATTTAGTGGTGTATAATATAAATAACACAAGGAGTTATTATGACAATACGATTAGGATATGCATGTATCAATATGCACTTACAAAAAACACAAAAAATTACCACAAATCGAGGCATGATTAAAAGAACGTTCAAGGCAAAAGGCGTTCCGTATGCCTCAGAGCTGGCAGAACACAATACAAGAAACCTTTTACCCATTCTTATGTGGAATCATAAGAACGATATTAAAGTGTTTAGAATGACATCCTGCCTATTCCCGTGGGGTTCAGAATACGAGCTAGAAGATCTTCCTCATTGGGATCAGATCCAAACTAATCTTAAAAAAGTCGGGGCATACGCAAAGCATGTGGGTATCAGGTTATCATTTCATCCGGGCCCCTTTAATATTCTTACTTCTCCAAAAGAACATGTTGTTCAAAATGCAATCAAAGATCTGACAATCCACGGTAAAATCATGGATACAATTGGCATGCCTCGGGATCGTTGGTCAAAAATTAACATACATATTGGTGCAACTTATGGAGACAAGCAATCAGCTATCGATCGATGGTGTAAAAACTATGAGCTTCTTCCAGAAAGTGTCAAGTCTCGTATCACACTAGAAAACGATGACAAAGCTAGCATGTACAGCACTAAAGACCTATACCAAGTATACAAACGTCTTGGTGTTCCAATCGTATTCGACTATCATCATCACAAGTTTTGTACTGGTGATCAAACAGAAGAAGAAGCGCTTAAACTTGCAGCTAGTACATGGGGTGATGTTCGTCCTTGCTGTCACTACTCAGAGTCAAAGGCACTCAATGAGGGACTAGATGTTAAACCTCAAGCTCATTCTGATTATATTTTACAAGAAGTCCAAGACTATGGGCTAGATATTGACGTTGTATTTGAGGCAAAAGCAAAAGAACAAGCGATACTTAAATACAGAGAACTATACGGAGACAAGCAATGTCTATTAACAGCAAAATAAAACAACATTTGCCTCACCAAGAATTGTCTGAAAAAATTTGGAAAGAAGATAAATTAAAACCTGCTATCCGCGAGCAATTGCTAGAAATAGCAGATGTATTTATTGAGTATCTTGGTATACCTATCGATGTTGCTGATATCACATTGACAGGATCGTATGCAAATTACAATTATACACCCTATTCAGACATTGATCTACATATTATCGTAGATCCAAAGTCTATAAACAACGATGTCGACTTGGTGGAAGAGTTTTTAAAAGCTAAGAGGCAGTTTTGGAACGATCGACATGACATTAGAGTGCTAAATATTGAAGTTGAGATGTATGCACAAGATATTAACGAACCACACGCTAGTAGTGGAGTATATTCTATCAAGGATGATAAATGGTTAGAAAAACCTAATAAGTTTAGAAAGGAGTTTGACAAAACTAATGTTTCTAGAAAAGTAAAATATTTTAAGAGGCTAATTGACATGGAAATAGAAGAAGCCAAGATGAATAGAAATATTAAGGGACTAGAAAAACTCATAAAAAAAATTCGTGATATGCGTTCGGCCGGACTCGAAAAAAGTGGCGAGATGGCCGATGAGAATATTATTTACAAGGTACTGCGTGGTGAAGGAGATATACAAAAACTTTATGACATGAAAGATAATATTTTTGATGTCGACTTAAGTCTGTGATTAATATTGATTTATATTCCTTCGATATCATATCCTTTAAGGTCTAAAATATTATATATAAAATCCAAATTTGAATTAGCGATATCTCCCTCAGCTGGACTAGTAAAGTCATAATTACCATGGGAGCTTTTTGCAGAGTTTAAAGCAGATTGTAAAAAGGTTTCGTGCTCTCTTTTAATACCTCGTGCTGAATTACTGTGTGTAGGTATACCTGCGTTATGCGGATCTAAAAATCGTCTAATTGAATCCATGGAGTTAGGTTCAATGAGAATATTCTCATCGACGTCTAAAGTAAATTGTCCTGTATGATTATCTCGGCCTAGGTCTCCAACTTCAATTACTTTAGAGTCAATCAATGATTTAAATGCATCCAGCTCTTCATTAGTTGCAATTACAAAGCATTTAACTATCGGATAGCCATCTTCATCGACCGTCATATTAATTCCAGTAATCATACCCGGTACACTGTACAATTCATCAGCTACGTATTCTATAATTTTTTCATCATCATATTCTGAATATACTTCATCGTCTATATTATAGTTGTAGTCGTATCCCAAAGTAATTTCATAAAGCCCTAATCCGTCTGTGATATTAGTATTTCGGGAATTAAAATTACTAGTCATAGAGTAGTCCTCAGAATCAAATTCAACACGTACAGGTCCGATATTAGAATCTGGGTTAAATATTTTGTTTTGTGCACCTATGTGGGTTACAGGGTCACTATCTCGTCGCGACCATTGACGGTAATATCTTCCTGTTTCAAACCTATGAATATATTCTTTTGCCGAAACATAATCAGAATAAGTAACCGGTCCTATACCTGCCTCATCGACTTGATCAAACAAGGTTTCAAACAACACGTCTAGTTGATTTTTTTCGCTAGGATTAGGTGCTGTCTTGGTTCTATAACTATAAATATACTCTCTTAATTTTGGATGTTTCTGAACCAACTGATCTCCTAAAAAGGCAATATATCTGTCTTTAAACCTTTCAATTTCACGTCCTTTCATTCCTCCAGGAATAGTATCTGCAGTTATACCAGTAGCTAAAGTATTGTATTGATTTAACATTGCAGTTCTCTGTGGGCTGCTATGATACATAGTTTGAGGATTATTGTCTATATCATCTCTAAAAGCTTTAAGCTTTGCTAACATTTTATGGTTATTACTATCGCTCAACCAGTTTTTAATGTTATTAAAAATTTCACGTGGCATTGTTGTTTGATCGATATTAGTTCCTGCAACAAAGTCAGCCTTTGCAAAGTCTTCGATTGCTTCTCTAATTAATTTTCTAACGGTTTTTCTAGTTATTTTCATTTTTTTCTCTTTCTGTGTTTTTGAATTTGTTTCCATTGGGCTGAGTCGACTGATCTAGCTTTCCCACCTTTTAAAACACTATTAACTCTTGCCATTGCCCATGAATGCGGGTTTTGACCTGATCTAGAACCTGATGAGTAATAAGCACCCATACCTTTTCTATATATTGCTTTAAGTGCACCAACAGGTGCATTTCTGTCTTTTGCTTTCTTTTTTAACGCTTTATCAACTTTACTAGATATCTTTCTAGGTTTAGTCTTTTTCTTCTTTCTCTTTTTTTCTTCTAATTCTTTAACTGCTTCTCTTATTAGAGATTCTAACTGTTCTTTGTTGAGGGTTATAGATTCATTCTTATAATTGTGTTTTGAAGTCTTTTTTGATTTAAATTGAGATTTTTCAAATCTATCTCTGGCATCCATTGCAGCTTTATCATCAGCCTTTCCAGGTGTTTTCTTAGCTTTATTGAATCTTTTAATTAGTTTTTTTAATTGTTCTTGATCTTCAGCTGATCGATTTGCCTTATACCCAGGTGTAAGTTTAGCTTCGTTTTTATTTTTTTTACTAGCAATATCTTTTAAGACATCATCAGGTAGGAAGTCCATTTTAGTAACCTTAGGATTATCATCAGCACCTTTTTGAACACTTCTCATACCATTAGGCTTCTTTTTACTCTTTTTCTTTCCTTCGCTAATATTTTTTTGTAAATTATCTAAAACTAGCTTTATTAATTTATTGTCATCCATTATTAATTGTACCTTATCTTTAATAATAACTATAATTTTATTAACTAAGTCCATTATAAGTATAAAATATATATATAAATTACAGGAAATAATACATGTCAATATTTAAAAATCACAAAACAGTTGCCGATCGATCGGCATCTGATAGAAGAAGACACAAAGAAAAAATTGAAAAGGCTATCAAAGAAGGAATTCATGACATTGTTGCTGAAGAAAGCATAATAGGACAAAATGGAAAAAAGAAAATAAAAATTCCTGTAAGAGGAATTAAAGAATATCAGTTTATCTACGGTGTAGGCAATGGTACAAAAGGTGTAGGATCGGCTCAGGGTCAAGATATTCAAAAAGGACAAGTTGTTAGACAACCTAATCAAAAAGGGCAAACAGGATCAGGAAAACCAGACAAACCAGGTAATGATGCAGGTGAAGATTATTACGATGTAGAAGTTTCACTAGATGAATTAGCAAAATATCTTTTTGATGATTTAAATCTTCCTGATCTGGCTAAAAAACAAAGCAATACAATAGAGACTGACAGAATCAAAAGAAAAGGATATAGGCCAAAAGGTATAAGAGCTAGACTGTCTAAAAAAGAGACACTTAAAAATAAGATTAGAAGACGAAGTCAGGCAGTTAAAAATGGTACCTACGATCCTGAAAGTGATGAGAGGTTTCCATTTCATCAAGATGATTTAAAGTACAAATACATCGATACACAAAAAAGACCGGTGACAAATGCAGTTATTTTTATGATAATGGATGTATCCGGATCGATGGGAAAAACTAAAAAGTTTTTAGCCAGATCATTCTTTTTCTTATTATATCAGTTTATTAGATACAAATATCAGAACGTTGATTTAGTTTTTATATCCCATACAACAGAAGCAAAAGAAGTTAACGAAGATGATTTCTTTAAAAAAGCTTCTTCCGGAGGAACATATATTTCATCAGGATTATCGTTGGCAGAAGAGGTTATAATAGAAAGATATAACCCAAGCAGTTGGAATCTTTATACTTTTCATTGTTCAGATGGTGAAAACTGGTCAGATGACAATGATAAAGCTTTAGAAAAAATGAGTACTTTAATTAAGCTAAGTCAGCTATCCGGATATATTCAAATTACTCCCGGTCAAGAAAGTATGTGGGGACAAGAAATGGCAGAAGTATTTGGTCCACTTGTTTCTGATAAATTTAAAGTCTGTAAAATTAAAGAAAAACAAGATATTTGGCCTCAGTTTGCCAAATTATTTGGAGGTAAATATGAGCTCTAACAACGATTGGTCTGTTGAACAGCTAAAAGAATGGGATAATAAGATTTGTGAAATTGCCAGTGGTTATGGTCTAGACTGGCATGAGATTACTTATGAGATATGTGATTACTACGAAATGATTGGTCATATGTCATACCATGGTATGCCTAGTCACTACAATCATTGGTCGTATGGAAAGTCTTTTGAAAGAACTCACTTCATGTATAATCAAGGGCAAAGCGGTTTACCTTATGAGTTGATCATAAATTCTAACCCATCAATTGCTTATTTAATGATGCAAAATCCTTTATATCTGCAGGTTTTGATTATGGCACATTGTGTAGGTCATAGTAGCTTTTTTAAACATAATAGAATGTTTAAAGATACTGATCCGGATCATATTGTCTCGAGAATGAGAAACGCAAAAAAAAGAATTCAAGGATACATAGAAAACCCACTTATTGGTCAAAATAAAGTTGAGAATTTTTTAGACAGCCTTCACGCGATTAAATATCAGACTAATAGATACAATTCTCCTAGAAAGTCTAGAAGTGAAATAAAAACAAATGAAATTAAGAAGTTTAATCATTACAAAAAGAAAGGAATTATTTTAGACTTTGATAATTTATCAAAGCAAAGGCTTTTAAAACCCGATCATGACATCTTATCTTTTTTTGGCGAATACTATCCAGATTATTATTCAGATTGGCAGTTAGATCTTATTGAGATCGTTAAAAATGAAAGTTGGTATTTTATGCCGCAAATCCAAACAAAAATATTAAATGAGGGGTGGGCATCTTTTTGGCATTATAAAATACTTCATGATTTAAATCTTCCTGATGAAATGCATTTACCTTTTCTAAAAATGCACAATGCAGTTGTTAGGCCTCACCTAGGAGGTGTTAATCCTTATCACTTAGGATTTTATATTTTTCAAAAAGTTGAGAGAGAACAAGGATTAGAAGCTTGCTTTGACGTAATGAAAACACACGATGACGTTTCAGCAATTAGACTTCTTTTAGACGAGGACGACTTAAGAGAATTAAATTTCTTTGCCTATGAAAATCAAAAAGACGGAAGTGCAGTTGTATCTGAAGTTGTTGATCATGATGACTGGAAAACAGTAAGAAATCAATTGATTAAAAATACGGGTATTAATATGATTCCTCATATTTACATTGATAGAGTTGAAAATGACAATACATTAGTGCTCAAACATGAGCATGATGGCCGAGACTTAGACTTAGATTATGCAGATAAAGTCATGGACCACATTAGGGAAATATGGCCTCATGAAGTTAAGCTTTATACAGTAATTGAAGAAGAAGTATGGGAATTTTAGTTTACATTTCCAAAAAAAAGAATTAAATTATTAATATATCACAAGGGAGCATAATAATGGCACGCGCAAAAGCAAATAAAAAAGACTTTCTTGATTTGATCACAAATCAAAGAGAATCTAAAAAAAGAGATAAATTTGAAGGAACTTTTCTTGATTATTTAGAAAAAGTAAGAACAGATCCGGAAATGATTAAACTGGCACATAGAAGACTTTATGAAACAATTAAAGATCAGGGTGTCAATACATTAGACGTCGGCAGTGAAGGATACAGAGATATTTTTAATGGCGACAAGATTAGAAAATATGATTATTTTGAAAAAGAATTTTTTGGGATGGAGTCAGTTATCAATAAATTGATGAGATTCTTGAAGTCGGCTGCTTTCAAGGGTGAAGAAAGTCGACAGGTTCTTCTTTTAATGGGCCCAGTAGGTGCAGGTAAGTCTGCATTAATCGATTCAGTTAAGCGTGCTTTAGAAGGTGCAGATAACTATTTTTACCTAGAGGGTTGCCCAGTAAGAGAAGAGCCTCTTCATCTCTTACCACGTGGTCTAAGAAAAGATTTTGAAGATATCTTAGGCGTGCATATTGAAGGTGATTTATGTCCTGTATGTCGTCACAGACTAATTCACGAATTTGATGGTAAATATGAGAATTTTCCAGTTAAGGAGACGGGTTATTCGCAGCGAGGTCGTAGAGGTATTGCAGTAGTTCCACCTATGGATGCAAACTCACAGGATGTCTCTGTGCTGATCGGAACTGAAGATATTAGTAAACTAGATCTTTATCCAGAAGATGATCCACGTGTACTCTCTCTTAACGGTGCGTTTAACGTAGGTAACAGGGGTATTGTTGAATTTGTTGAAGTATTTAAAAATGAAATTGAATTTTTACATACAATGCTGACAGCGACACAAGAGAAACGTGTGCCTACTCCAGGTAAAAACGATATGCTTTATTTTGATGGTGTGATATTATCCCATTGTAATGAGTCAGAGTGGAACAGATTTAAATCTGAACACACTAACGAGGCTATTTTGGACAGGGTGTTAAAAATTGAAGTACCGTATGTGCTCGAACTAAATCAGGAACAAAAGATTTATGAAAAAATTCTAGGAAAGTCTGATTTTAGAGGTGCACACATTGCACCACATACTTTAAAAGTAGCATCAATGTTTTCAGTGATGTCTAGATTACAAAATTCAAATAAGTGCGATTTGTTGACTAAAATGAAGATTTATAATGGTGAAGCTATTATTGAAAAAGGTCGCGTTAAAAAAGTAGATATTCGTGATCTTAAAGATGAAGCTAAACACGAAGGCATGGAAGGTATCTCTACCCGATTTATTATGAAAGCTTTAGATGCAGCTTTATCTGATTCAGAAAGTGGTATGATTACACCAATTAATGTTGTTGATTCACTCGTTAAACAAGTTAAAGAGCAGATTATCGATGAAGATGCCAAAACTCGATACTTAGAAATCTTGCAAAAAATTATTCGCGAAGAATACTTAAGAATTCTAGAAACAGAAATTGCAAAAGCATTTATTACTGCATATGAAGAACAAGCACAGTCTTTATTTGATTCTTACCTAGACAATGCTGAATGTTTTACTACTAAATCAAAAGTAAAAAATAAAATTACACGTGAAGAATCAGAGCCTGACGAAAAATTCATGAGAACTATTGAAGAGATGATTGGTGTTGTAGGTTCGGCAAGAGATGGATTTAGAAACGATGTAACTGCTTATATGTTTTCTAGATTAAGAAAGGGCGAGACAGTTGATTATAAGTCTTATGGTCCCCTCAAAGAAGCAATCGAACAATATCTTATTTCATCTGTTAAAGATATTGCACGCATTGTTACAAGATCTAAGTCTAGAGATGACGACCAAAAGAAAAAATATGTCGACATGATAGAAACGTTGATTCACGAATATGGATATAATGAAGCATCTGCAGAGGAAATTTTAACGTATGCGTCAAATAACTTGTGGCGAGACTCATAAGAGAGAGGTTTTTGATAAAAGCTATGTTAAAAAATTCTTAGAAAAAGATAAACATAGCTTTTATCAGTTTGTATCTAAGAGCGTATTATATGAAAATAAAGTAATGATTAAGTCACCGGCACTAAATTACTTAAACATACAGTACGATGATGATAAAAGCAACTCTTTTAAAAACATGATATTGAAAGAATATTATGAATGTGAAAAAATGTATCCTTATTTAGGAGATTATTTCCTATTAGACTTTTTTGGGTACAAGGTCAACAAAAAAGGATCTATAAAAAGATTTAACAAGAAAAATCAAAAATCATTTTTAAACACAATAAGTAATGACAATGTTAAACAATTTGCAGATTGGTTTTTTAAAAACACCAATCTTAATAGAAGGATGATAATTAGCTATACAAATGATCAAAAAAACATTTGCGTTGAATACGAAAATGATTTTGCTTTTAAAATTGATTATGATTATGATTTTATTAATTGCTTATCAGATAAAACTTATAGAAACTACAATTATATAATCATTGATGGATATATAGAGACTATTGGTGAAATACATCACATGTTGCATGAAGCATCAAATAACAAAGAAGCATATGTTATCTTTTGCTACGGTATGTCAGAAGAAGTAAAACAAAACATTATAGTTAATAATAGAAAAGGAATAACAAGATTGATACCTGTGTCAATGAATGCTAATGATGAAAATACATTAAACATACTTAATGACGTCGCTGCAATTCATGATGGAGATGTTATTTCCAGCAATTTAGGACAAACAATCTCTCAAGAAGTTAGAAAAAAACTTAAAAAAGGTAAAAAAATAACATTTTTAAAAGACGTTGTTTACATCGATGCTGTAGCTGATCAAAGCAAAATAGAAAAACATAAAATATTTTTGTTAAATAGATTAACTGATGCTAGCGCGAAAATAGACGTAAACATAAAACCTCTAGAAAAAAGAGTTTCTAATTTTTCTGCTAAAAGATTGAATATTTATATACCTTTGTCATTAAAAACAAACAATGAATTTCAAAGAGAGTTTGATTATTTTATTAGATTTTCTAAATTTCTTGATAAAAAGTTTGATCTAATAGACTTAGGGTTTAAAAAAAGATATATGGTTCCGGAAATATATAAAAAAATAGCAAATAATAAGTCGAAAAGTTTACAATCTATGTTTAACAATATAGAAGTAATATTATCTTAAATTAATAAATGGAGAAATCAAATGAAAAAAAATAATAAAGTGGATAGTCAAAGCAATAGTAAAGTCATGTCTTCTGTTGCTTCTACGATTGATTTTATAAAAGAACAAATTGTTACAGATTTGATGATGGCAAAGAGCTCTGGGATGATTGATTATAGTAATGAAGATTTGCAGAAGATTGCAAGAATTGTCAATACTAGTATTGGAAACTCATTTGTAAAAGCGTCAAGTCAAATTGAAAATACTTTAAAGCGCTAATAATTGTGGAAACAATCAAACATCTAATAGAATGTCACTGTATACTTCCTATTTTTAAAAACAGGACTCCGGTAATTTATCACAAGTTTGCAGTTTTTAGCAAGATTGACAAAAACGATAAAGTAATACCCAAATACGTCAATTGTAATAATTGTGGTGTAGTTCATTTTGTAACTGAAATATGCAAATCTGATATTAAAATTGGAAAAGAAGATATTGGATCGATTAGAACAAAAGAAGACATTAAACTAAGCCTTCCTGAGAAAATTATAAACGTCCTTGATGGAAGCAATTGCACTGTCGACCTGTATGAAGAAACTGAGTTTATATTAGAAAATCAAACATTTCCACGAGAATTAATACTAAAAAGAGAAATAATCAATGAAGAACATCATTTAAAAATATTAGAAATTAAAGATAATAATAATTTTAAAATTAAATCAGAAACAATATCTACGATAATAAAATAGAGGTCAGTATGAGCTACTCAGTAAAATTAGAAAAACTAGCTAGAGAAAAACAAAAGTCTAGAGACATTGTAAAGGAAGTTTTAAAGTTTGGTGTAACAGAAGACCAAAAATTTGATATTATTCACGGAATACTATTGTCCCTAGAAAATAATGAAGCAATTAAAGAAATTAATTTAGTTTTAAAAAAATACAGAGAAACTATTAACAAAGACGAAGATAAAGATAATAATTTAAAAGGCAATAATCCAAAAAGGATCATATTAGACTAATTTCAAAAAGGAGAAGATTATGTCACTTAACGAAGATTTAATGAGTCAATTTGAAGAGCTTAAAGTTCTAATTGAAACTTTGCAAACAGATGTTGTAAAAAATGCACAAGGAAATAAATCAGCAGGTGTTAGAGCAAGAAAAGGTTTGCGACATGCTAAAAAATTAGCGTCAGAGATTGTAAAAAAATCAATTGATGCTGATAAAAAATAGTATGTAAATAAATACATTTTGTAATCATGAAAGAGATGCAATGCATCTCTTTTTTATATTTTAATTTTATCTTTTAGCTTTTTGATTGCAATTTTTTCAATTTGACAAATTCTCATTCTTGTAACTTTAAATAGATCACCTATGTCTTGAAGTGTAAACTTATCCTCAGCTTCATTATTTTCTCTAATTAAATTGATACAACAATTATTAGACGATTCTTTGTTTATCCAATACCGACAATTTTTACGTTCACATTTTTTTTGACAATTTTTGTTGAATTCGTAACATTTCATATTAAACTAATCCTCACTTAATAATTAGAATTATACATCAATCGTATATAAATTAACAAAAGGATTAAGATGAAAGATAGAAAAATATTCATTATTGATACAAGCGTTTTGCTTTATGATAAAAACTCAATTCACTCATTTCCAGAAAATGATTTATTAATTCCTCTAGTTGTCTTAGACGAATTAGACATGTTTAAGGATAAAAAGGGTTTAATAGGAGAAAACGCAAGATATGTCAATAGATTTTTAGACGACTTAAGATCAAAAGGAAACTTGCATCAAGGTGTAAAGTTAGACAATGGACAGACAATTAAAGTTGCATTAAACGGATTTAATAAAGTTCCTGTTGGTCTAGATCCTAATTATGCAGATAATAAAATGTTGTCTCTTGCTTTAAATCTACAACAAACAGTTGATAATCAAAGAATTGTATTAATAACAAAAGATATTAACTTTAGAGTTAAATGTGATTCCCTAGGAATACAATCTGAAGACTACTATAAAGATAAAGTTCTCTTAGACGACGAAGAGGTCTTTAAAGGATATTTTGAAATAGAAACGCACGACGTGTTTTTAATTGATGATTTATATGACTATGTAAGTGATAAAAACGCAAATAAAGATGAAGATACATTAGAAGAGTTTTTGCAATTATGTCAAGAAGAACTTGGTAGAAAACCTTATGAAAATGAATTTTTTTGTGTCAAAGCAGAGCCGTCTAAGTCTTTTTTAGGATGCTTTGAAAAAGGTGATATTGTTAAAGTTTACCAATCTTCTGAATTCTTTGATGCATTTTCCAGAATGGGAATCAAAGCAAAAAACAGAGAGCAACTTTTTGCACTAAATGCTCTTTTGGACCCGTCTTTACCATTAATATCAATTTCCGGTCTGGCGGGTAGTGGTAAAACATTTATCGCATTAATGGCAGCGTACGCACTCGTGCAAGAAGGGTATTATAATAGAATTGTTTTTACAAGAAACGTGCAGCCTGTAGGGCGGGATATAGGATTTTTACCAGGGACAGCCGATGACAAAATGAACCCATGGATTGCTCCAATTATGGATAATTTTAGAGTAGGTCTAAACGATACTAATCTTTCGTTGTTTAAAACTTTAAAAGAGCAAGGTGTGATTGAAATTGCGCCATTAACATTTATTAGAGGTAGAACTTTCAATGACAGTATTCTTATTATGGATGAGGCACAAAACGCTACTATACATGAATTAAAAACTGTAATCACAAGAATGGGAGAAAACTCTAAGATTATTTTATTAGGAGATGTAGACCAGATCGACACGCCTTATATCGATGCATTATCAAATGGTCTTACTATAGTTTCAGAAAAGTTTAAAAGCGAAAATTGTGCTGCTCACATCGCATTAAAAAGAGGTGAAAGATCTCATTTATCAGCAGTTGCTGCAAGGATTATATAAAAATGGCAAATGTTAAAAAACAAGATAAAAATAGATTTAGAAAAATATATTCATTTATTAGACGAAAGCCTAGTAATGAGTTTATTTCAACAGGTAACAGTATAATTGAAAGCGTAGAGTTGGATTTTTCTAGCTCTACGTCTGAATCTTATACATTTATAGAGACATATTCTACTAATCCAACAGTTGTTGTGGGATCTGCTTCTGCAGTTGATTCCGGAATTAATATTTTTGTGGATTCACTATCAACAACTTCAGTAACAGTAAATGCTAGTTCTTCATTTACAGGAACAGTTAGTTTACTAGTAATACAATAAAAAGTTTACTTATAGCAACCTGAGCAGTAGAATTATATGCATTGGAGGTAATGCATATGTTATCTAATTTTACTGATTCTGATATTGTTTTTGTAGCTGATTTATTTTTAGAAGAGTACGGTGGTGGTGCAGAAAGATCTACAGAAGCTTTATTTGAAACGTCACCTTACAAAACATGTAAGATTAAGTCATCTGAAATCACACAGGAATTAATTCAGCAAGGTACACAAAAATTTTGGGTATTTTTTAATTATAGAGGAATGAACCATGATTTAATTCCGCTAATTGTTGGAAATTGTCACTATGCAATAGTTGAATATGACTATAAGTTCTGTCAATACAGATCGATTGATTTGCACAAAAAAGAAACTGGTAAGAATTGTGACTGCCACGAATCCCAACTAGGAAAAATTATTACCGCTTTTTTGCACGGATCTGAGCATATATTTTGGATGTCCAAAAAACAATCAGAAATATACCATGAAAGATTTCCATTTTTAAAAGAAAACAATCAGACAGTTTTAAGCTCTGTTTTTTCTTTGTCTGATTTAGAATATATAGAAAGACTTAAGAATGCTAGAAATAAAAATGGACATGCAAAAAATCACTGGGGAGTCATTGATGGAAATAGTTGGATTAAAGGTGTGGCAGAAAGTT